AAGAGTATTGATTTTGCTGCATTAACTTGGGCAAAGGATCATTATTTTGATAAACTACGAGATATGGGTATCACTGTCCATACTATTGTTGGTAATCATACAGCATATTATAAGAATACAAATGATGTTAATGCAGTAGATTTATTGCTGAGAGAGTATGATAATATTAAAGTATATTCTGAAGTAACATCTATAGAAGTAGGTGGTTGCAATGTTCTTCTTGTGCCTTGGATAAACAAAGAGAATGAAGAAAAGAGTGTGGCGATGATTAACAAGTCAAGTGCTCCTATTTGTATGGGACATCTTGAGTTGAATGGATTCAGAGCAACACCAGGTCATATGATGGAACATGGAATGAAGTGGGATATATTTAAGAAATTTAAGAAAACTTATTCTGGACATTATCACTGTCGTTCAAATCAAGAGAATGTTTATTATTTGGGTAATCCTTATGAGATGTTCTGGAATGATGTAAATGATGTCAATCGTGGATTTCATATATTTGATACTGAACTATTAGAACATACTCCTGTTAATAATCCATACAGGATGCATCATATCATATATTATACTGATACTGATTATCAATTATTCGATGCAAGAGAGTTGGAAAATAAGATAGTCAAAGTTGTAGTAAAGAAAAGAACAGATCAATTAAAATTTGAAAAATTTATTGATAAGTTATATAATTCTAATATAGCAGAACTTAAAGTTGTTGAAAATTTTGGTATACATGAAGTTGAAGAGTTTGAAGCATTTGAGTCTGAGGATACTCTCTCTATACTTAACAGGTATATTGAGGAATCTGAAGTTGACCTTGATAAATCAAGAATACAGAAAATGATTCAAGATACTTATCAAGAAGCATGTGAGTTAGTTTAATGTATATTCTAACTGTGATTGGTAAGGAAAGCGAAGGAGCTTATTCTGTTATTGATGATCGGGGTGATAAGGTTCTGTATATCTTTGAGGAAGAAGATGATGCGATGCGATATGTTATGATGATGGAGGAAGAGGATGACCATCCCGATATGAGTATTATCGAAGTGGATGATAAAGTTATGCTCTCCACCTGCGAAATACATGGTTATGAATATGCTATCATCACCAAAAACGACATTGTAATCCCCCCACCCAAATCTGATAATGATATTATTTGAAACTATAAGATGGAAAAACTTCCTCTCTACAGGAAATCATTTTACTGAAATCAGTTTTAATGCACATGCTACAACATTAATTGTTGGAAATAATGGTGCAGGTAAAAGCACTGTATTGGATGCTTTGACTTTTAGTTTATTTGGTAAACCATTTCGTAAGATTAATAAAGCACAGTTAATTAATACTGCTAACGAAAAAGATGCTTTGGTTGAAGTTGAGTTTACTATTAACGAAACTCAGTGGAAAGTAAGAAGAGGTATTAAACCGAATATATTTGAAATTCATAGGAACGATAATTGTCTTAATCAATTCGCTAATGCTAATGATCAGCAGAAGTGGTTAGAGCAAAATGTTCTTAAGATGAATTATAAGTCCTTTACTCAAATTGTTATCTTAGGTAGTAGTACATTTGTTCCTTTTATGCAATTGACTGCTACTAATCGTAGAGAAGTAATTGAGGATCTTTTAGATATAAAAATATTCTCTTCAATGAATAGTATTATCAAAGATAAGATACGTCAGATTAGAGAAGAGAGTAGAACCTTAGAACTCAAAAAGGAATCCTTGAATGATAAAGTTCAGATGCAAACTGATTTTATTGAAGAGATAGAACAGCAAGGAAAGGGTAGAATAGAAGATAATAAACAAAAAATCACTAATTTATTTTCTGAGTCTGATGGGTATATTGTTGAGAATGAAGCATTTGAGAATGATGTTCATGATCTAACTAAAAATCAAGAAATGTTAACAGGGTCTAAGGAAAAGTTGCGTGAGTTGGGAAATCTTAAGGGAAAAATATCTCAGAAGGTATCTACCATTACTAAAGAGCATAAGTTTTTTACAGAGCATACGGTTTGTCCTACCTGTACCCAAGATATTGATGAAGACTTTAGACTAAATAAAATCGCTGATGCTCAATCTAAAGCAAAGGAACTCAAATCTGGTTACACCCAACTAGAAGAGGCAATTAAACAAGAAGAAGAAAGAGAGCATCAATTTCTTACTGTATCTAAGGAGATTACTAATTTAACGCATGGCATTTCTAAAAACAATACTCGAATCTCTGGGTGTCAACGACAAATCAGAGATCTGGAATCGGAAATTCAAACTATTACCGACCAACTTGCAGACAGAAATACTGAACATGAGAAATTAGAATCGTTTAAGAAAGGTTTAGATGAGACTTACGAATCTTTAGCTACTAAAAATGATAATGTAAGGTACTATGATTTTTCATATGGGTTGCTTAAGGATGGTGGAGTCAAGTCTAAGATAATTAAAAAATATCTTCCATTAATTAATCAGCAAATAAATCGCTATTTGCAGATAATGGATTTTTATATTAACTTTACTTTGGATGAGGAGTTTAACGAAACTGTTCAATCTCCCATCCATGACAATTTTTCCTACTCTTCCTTTAGCGAAGGGGAAAAAATGAGAATAGACTTAGCACTTCTATTCACATGGAGAGAAGTTGCCAGATTTAAAAATTCTGTCAATACTAATCTATTAATACTAGATGAAATATTTGATAGTTCTTTGGATGAGTTTGGCACGGAATACTTCACTAAAATTATTCGGTTTGTTATCCAAGATGCTAATGTGTTTATTATTTCACACAAGACAGGTATGGACGATAAGTTCGATAGTGTGCTAAAATTTGAAAAAGTAAAAGGATTTAGTAGGGCAAACCCATGACAGAAGAAATTGTACCTCCTATTGAAGAGAGGACTTTACCAAAAAGAGATTTAAGAGAACACCCTTACAGATTGTTAGTTACTGGATCTGAAGGATTTATAGGAAAGTATCTTGTAAATTATCTCAAGCAGGATTTGGTGTATCGAGATTTTGTAATTGATACTTTGGATATAAAAGATGGTCAAGACCTTGGAGATTTTACAAGACCTGATATAAGATATGACTGTGTAATACATCTTGCAGCATTTGCTGATATAAGAAATAGTCTTGATGATCCTGATAGATTCTGGGAGAATAATGTAGAAAAGGAAAGAGGGATATTTAAATATTGTGAAGTAAATAATATTCGTCTTTTATATGCAAGTTCTGCTGGAGCAAAGGAATGGTGGTTAAATCCTTATGCTACCACTAAGAAGGTAAATGAGGTAATGGCTCCTCATAACAGCGTGGGTATGAGATTCTTTAATGTTTATCAGCAAGAATTTCTTAGTAGAAAGGACATGCTTTTTAGAATGTTAGAAGAGAAGACTGCAACCTATCTTACAAATCATAAGAGAGATTGGATTCATGTAGAAGATGTTGCACGAGCAATATTGCGTTTGATTCCATCAGATATAACTGGTGTTGTGGATATTGGTACTGGAACTACACATTCTGTGTTAGAATTGGCAGAGGAATTTGGTCAAGGTGATCTTCCTATTAAAGAAGACACACCAGGTGAACCAGACAGTTTATGTGCTGACACAAAGAAAATTTCTTCACTTGGATGGTATCCTACATATGATGTACTAGCAGTTGTTAGGACGCATCCTGGTTATTCGTTCAATAAAAAAAATAATAAAAAAAGTAATAATGAGAGTACCAAATTGGAAACACCACAGCAAGAAGGAGAAGAAGAGGAAACTTAAACCTCAAGCACTTCGTGCTGCCAGAGACAGACGCAGACACTTGATAAACTGTCTACCAACCCGCAAAAAGCGGGTTTTTTCGTGTAATGTACTAGTATACGAAAGGAAATCCGATGGCAGTAAAGAAGGAAATCAAATCACATCTTGCTCGACTTTTGGCAACTGAGGACTTAATTGTAGAGCATAAGGATGTTGAGACTGCACAGTTTAATGTGCAAACAAGAGAACTGCTTCTTCCTATGTGGGATAAAGCAAGTGAGGAAGTATATGATATGTTGGTCGGTCACGAGGTTGGTCACGCATTGTTCACACCCAATATTGATCCTCCAAGTGATGTTCCTCACAGTATCTTAAACGTATGTGAAGATGCTCGTATTGAAAAGTTGATGAAGCGTAAGTATCTTGGAATTGCCAAATCCTTTTATAAGGGATATAATGAGATGCATAAGCAAGATTTCTTTGAGGTAGAGAATGAAAATATTGATACTTTTAATCTTGCTGATAGGGCTAATCTATATTTCAAAATTGGTCAATTCCTTGATGTATCTTTTTCAGATGCTGAGAAGGAGATTATCTCTCTAATACAAAATGCCGACACGTTTACTGAAACCATCGCAGCAGCAAAAGCGTTACATAATTTCTGCCAGCAGGAGCAAGAAGCAAAAGAACAAGTTTCTGAGATATCTGAAAATCCTGAGTCGGAAGATAACATCGAATTCGATTCTTCAGACAATAGTGTATGCTCTGGGGATGGTGACAGTGATAGCACTGACGATACTGGTTCTTCCGTTTCTGACTCTGATAGCGATGATACTTTGGAAGGTAGGGACAGTGATTCTAATCCTGGCACTAGGGGCGGCACTACTAGCGATTCTGTAGAAACTGAAGTAAGAACTGCTGACTCTCTAGCAGATAAGTT